CTCCGCTTCCGGTCGTCGCGGGATCGGTGCTGCCGCCGTTCGTCAGATACTTGTAATTGCTTCCCGAGCCGGAGCCAACCTTGTATGTGCCTGAAGCGGCCTGATGAGTATGCGCCGCGGCCTCCGTCGCCGTAGCCGTGCCGGACGATAACGAATGGTAATGCGAAGGCAGATTCGCTGTGGAGAGAGTTACCGTCTTTGCGCCACCTGTCAACTCTGCATCGTTGAAATCACGGTCGTTCGGATCGACGCCGACAGGTACTCTACCTGAACCCCACAATTCCCACGTCCCCCCGAGAAACGTGGTAGCGCCAGTAGGATCTGTGGTCATTCGTATCGAACCCACGGGATAAATAAGATCCCGTAGCCAAGTCAGCGACGAGAAGCTTACCGCTCCCTCGAAAGTCACATCCTCGTGAAAAACAGCATCCCAGCCCATCTCGAACTTGTCCTGCTCGGATATCTTGCCTATCGCCATCCCGAGTCCGTTGTTTCGAATAGAGAAGATTGTATCCGCGGTCGTGATGTCGGCGTATGCATAGACCGTCTCGAAGTAGTCGCTGACTTTTACCCTTATGTCGTATGCGTACTGGCTCGAGAGAGAACCGCCGCACACATAAGTGCCATTCAACGAATATGTGCCGGACCATGTTTTGAGGTCTGTATAGTTCGTAGCCGTTTTCCTCTTGCTCTGAACTATGATCGAAGCGTCGTTTGAGGAATCAAGCGAACTGATATTCACCTTTATCCTGATAGATATGTACGTTCCGTTATGGGATAGCACACCCGAACTGTTACAGCGAAAGACCGAGGCGATATTCACTGTAGGCGACTTGTAGGCGACCACCTCATACGTCCCTGTGATCGTTTTCGTCCTGTTTCGGGAGTCCTTGACCACAATAGTAAAGCTCTGTGTGCCGCTCCGTGTCAGCGCTTCGGTAGTGAACGACGCTTCGGTGTATGTGGTTCCGTTTATGGTGGTCGTTACCGATACTATGGTCGAGCCGTATGTGCCTGATGCGTTGACATTGACATTCAGTCTCGTTTTGTTCTGTATAAACGCGTTGAACTGACCGGCAATATTCGAATCCGAGTCCGTGAGCGTATAAGTTGCGGACGGCACTATCGACGCGGGAACGTTTATCGTTATCGAAACTGACTTAGTTCCGATCAGCGTATTCCCGGAGTAAGTGTCGCAGTACAGCGTTCCCACTGCTGTGGTAGAATTCGGAGCCTGATTTGCGAGTGTTCGAGACGGCGTCCAGTTCACAGAGGTGTTCGACGTCTTTGTGACGATCGTTCCTGACGCGGAACCCACCTGATACCTCAAAGTATGAGTAAACGAGGAAGAAGCCGGAGAAAGCGTGATCGTTCCCGCTGAACCCATCGTAAGCGATCCAACAGAAGGTGTGGTAGCTCTGGGTATCGTCGGGAGCGTTACCGTAGCAGATCCCGTAATAAGTTTCAGAGAGTTGGCAAACGAACAGTCAGCATTCCATGAAAGCGTGACAGAACCTGTGCCATCGGCATTGTGGTTGATAACACATGTGCCGTATCCTGCGGCTTCTGTATCAGCGTTATCTGTCATGACCGTCAGGAACTTTGTCCCTTCGGCATTGCCGTATGGCGTCTGATACTGTGTCGTGTGATCGGAAACGGTCGGAATGAGGTCAGTTGCGAAGCCTCGCTTCTGTCGCGTGTAAACGGTCGTACCGTTGGCCCTGACAGTCATACTGCCGCGGTTCGTCTGGTCGTAGTTGTTGCAATAAATATGGTAGCCTGTGGAGGCCGCAACGTTCGCAATGTAGATATAGAAACGGATCGTTGAGGTGTTGTTTTCGACCGACTGGCTCGTGACCTTGTACTCCATCCAGCAGCCGAGCTTGGCCGTTGCCGTTCCGGAGAACGATCCGTTTATTATGCTGTATCCCGAATGTATCGGTGTTGTCCTGTCTGCCATATCATCACTCCGTAAGCTTGAAATTAAGGTTGTCTGACTCCGGCATCCATGCGAAGGGGCCAATCCTCATACCGGTAAGGATCTGCACGGTATTGACATACAGCTTTCCAGCCGAGAAATAGGCTATGGCGTTCTCCGTGGATACGGAATCCTCGTCACCGGTGAAGAAGTAGAGGATGTCGTTTTCGAGCTTAAGCTTTATGTTAGAGGTGCTCTCGCCGATGACGATGCCGGAGGCAATCATGCGTATGAAACCATGTATGGCCTCAAACTGCTGATTCATATCTCCGTTCAGATCCGATATTTCAGAATTCGTTTCATAGAAGTTCATCTCGATAGTGCCTGCCATGACCGAAAGCGTGGTCATGACAGTGCTCTGAAACTGCTCGAAATCGGAAGTGGCAACATAGTCCTCCAGCGCCGACATGATGATCTGCTGTGCCGACTGGAGGATGCTTGTATTGTTGGTGATCTGCTGTTGGACTATCTCTACAGCACCGCTGTTGGTGACGTAGTCTGACTCGATGCCCTCGATCCTGTCGATCGCTCCGTTTATCCTGCCGGTATTATCCGCAACGAGCGAAGCCCGGCTGTCTCCTATCGTGATACGTGTAGCGGCCGGGTTCTGAATAGGGATAGTCATTTTGGTCAGCACAAAATACGCTTCAGGCAGTATGTCGCCGCACGAGACGATAACTCGGTCGAGGAACTTGAACGTTTCAACGTTGGTATCAAGGGCGGCAAGGTCCACAGCCGTCAGCTGTATCGTTTCCTTCAATCTTGCACCCTGCGCCGCAAGCCATGCCTGTGCTTTGTGTAACAGGTTCGTCGGAAGGGTAACGTCATCCCATGTGGTAAGACTGACAGGAGCATAGATGGTGCCATAGATAGCGGCATTCGCCGAATCGATGAGCCGGGGATCGTTGTCATGAACGTCCGCGATCGTAAGCCTTGCTTCGGTCTCATATGCAGGATCGATAGCCTTCAGCTTTGCTCCAAGCGGAACGCATGCTGTGTACGATTCATCCGCGTCTTTTGTTATCGCCAGTGATAACAGGTTCTCTCCGAACTCGATCTTCTGTGTAGCCGTATCGGGCGGCTCAGCAAGCCAGTTTAGAACGGGTTTACTGTCCCGGTTGAACGTAACATACAGATACCCTCCATACTTGTCGATGAGTTTGCTCTTCATCACGTTCCATGTAGAGTCCCAAAGCTCTGAATACGGGGTAATGTCGTTTTCATCGGTGACAGTGCAAGAACCGGCAATTAGCCTCTGTGATTCTGCTACGCTTCCATTATGGCCGTTTAGCAGGAAAGCAAAGAACTGTGCGGGAGTGCCCGTAAAGGAATATGGCTCCCGCACGCTGTCGATAAGAAACGCGATGCACCCTTCGACTGTGTATTTGTGCATATTCCCGAGTGTGCGCTCATCCTTGATCGCTCTGCCTTGGAATATCTGGTAGCTGTCCCTGAATACCTTTATTCTGCTTCGTTATGTTTCCCGCAGACGGATTCGTATCGGGAACGGTAAACGTCAGTAATCCGGGCTCGTTTACAGATAAGTTCAGTATGGGATCGATGACCGCGTACTCGGGTAACCGCGGATCGTAAACAAGGAAGGAATCGGAATAAATGGTGTAGATCATAGCCAGCCCTTCTTAAATGAAAACGTTGCCGTTCCGAAGGAGGCTACCGTTACTCGCTTGCTGTCGTTTGACGCAAGATACAGCTGTGGTATGATATGCTCTCCTGCGGATAAGGTAACCGTGATATTCTGTCCGTTCGAAGCGAACGTCAGAGACGTTTCCTCAGTGGTCTTGACCGTTGGCACTACCGGCATTTTCCCGTTAACCAGATATGCCCGTCCGCTTCCGCTGACAGTGACTGTCGTATCATTCTCTTCAAGCTTATAGGGCTCCGCAGTAACAGTCACCGAAATCTCGCAGTAACCATCCTGCTTTGTTATCCCGTTAACGTCGATCCTGCCGTTGTAGGTGTACCCGATATCCTTATCGAAAACGATGTACATCCTTTGCCCATGCAGCAGGTTCACAAACTCAAAAAGTCTGCTCCTGTAACTGCCTACGGCATACATCGTAATATTGATCACTCTGTCACCGTAACGGACGGTTCCGAGCGCTTCGGTCATATCAAGGGATCCGTCTCTCCCGGGAACCTCAACATAATCCGTTTTTGCAGGCGGCATCGGTATTTCATACGGGGCAACTATGAGCCCATAGTTTTTCGTATTTATTCGTCCGAATGCTATCCAGCTCATGCGTACCTCACTTTCAGTTTCTGAAGATCTCCAAGCGCGGCATCCATCTCGGGAGCAAGCCAGCCTACGACCGCGCCAGTGTCCGTCACTATCTGACGTACACCCATCTGCGGCAGATACGTCTTCATAAGATCGAGCATCGCCGCAAGCGAGACTGTGATCGCGTTCTTCTGAGAGATGCCCGCAGTAACATCAATGTTCGCCGCGGCCTTTACAGGATCCATATCGAAATCAGTCGGAATGGCTTTCTCCATTTCCTTTTCCACGTCGTCCATGGCGTCAACAAAGCCCTCTCCGAGACCAAGTCCCATGTTCTCGCCGATACCGGCGAATACAGTACTCGGGCTGTGTATGCCGAAGAAGTTCTTGATTCCGTCGATGAGCCCTCCGGCCCACTCCTTGACCTTGTTCCACAGCCATGAAGCGGCGTTGGATATGCCCTCCCACAGACCTTTGAGAAGGTTTCCACCGGCCTCAACGAGTTTATACGCCAATGATCCGATCGCCTCAACAATGCCCGTGATTATCTGCGGGATAGCTTTAACTATCTCGATTATGATGGTCGGAAGGTTCTCGATAAGAGCTACAAAGAGCTCGACACCAGCCTGTATGATAAGCGGGATATTCTCTATCAAAGCATCGATTATGCCGCCGATTATTTCGGGAATAGCCTTCACTATTTCAACGATTATGGTGGGCAGTGCCTGAACGAGCGAGATCAGGAGCTGTATGCCCGCCTGAATGATCTGCGGGATAGCGCCGAGCACAGCTTTGATTATGCCGTCGATTATTTTGGGGATCGCTTCAACGATTTTTGCGATTATCGTCGGAAGAGCGGATACCAGTGACGTGATGAGCTTTATTCCCGTTTCGATTATCTGAGGAATTGCATCGAGCAGGAAATTGATTATGCCCATTATCACCTCGGGCAGCGCCTCGATCAGCACGGGGATCGCATCAAGTATGCCCTGTGCCAGACCTTCGATCAGCTGAAGAGCCGCGTCAAGGATCATGGGAAGGTTATCGATGAGTGTCTGTACTATCTGGACGACCACCTCAACCACCTGCGGAATAAGCGTAGGTAACGCTTCGGCAATTCCTGTAATGAGAGACGCGATTATCTGCATTCCCGCCTCAATGATCTGGGGCAAAAGGTCAATGAGTGCTGTTACTATCTCGAGTATGACCTGCATTACAACGGGGAGCAGTTGCGGTATCGCACCGATTATGCCCTCGGCGAGCGCAGAGATGATCGCAGGTGCGCTCTCAAGCACAGCTGACGCGATCGTAAGAACGAGCGTCACGACCTGCGGGATCATGCTTGTAATAGAACCGATCACGTCCGTGACGCCTTTTTTAATCTTTTCACCGGCTTCATCGTTACCGGCCACCAGATCCGAAAGACCGTCAAGTATGGATGATATTCCCGGAAGAAGCTCACCGACCATGCGGTTCTTGAGACCGCCCATAGTGCCCTTAAGCCTCGAGAGCGAATCCTCAAACGAAGCAGAAGCGGCAACGGCCTCGTTTGACATGACCATTCCGTAGTCATGCGCTTCCTGCTTCAGAGCCTCCGTTTCCTCGGCACTCATATTGAGGACAGCGGCCATATCGACAGCCGACTTGCCGAGGAGGTTGTTGGCCGCGGCCGTTCTGTCGGCACCGGCCTCCATATCCTGCAATGCGGCAATGACTATAGACAGCTGTTCATCCTGACTCTTTCCGTTCAGGTCCTCTATGGACAAGCCCACAGCGGCAAGCTTCTCAGCCGCCTTGTCTGAGCCATTGGCGGCTTCCGAAATGACTCCGGACAGTTTTTTCATGCCCGTCTGCAGGCCGTTTACATCCGCACCGCTTCTCTCAAATACATATGACCATTCCTGAAACGATTCTGCCGAAATGCCGATCTTCTGTGAGGTCTTATCTATTGCGTCACCCGCGGAGGCCACGTCGTTGGCCATATCCCACAGCTTCTTGCCCGCGGCAACAGCAGCGGTGCCGATAGCCACCATCGCGGCGGCCATTGCCTTGCCGACTTCCTTTGCGACCTCGCCGACCTTTTTCAGCTTGCCGCCGGCATCCTCGCTCTGATCTCCCGCCTTGTCGACCTCTTTGCCGAACTCATCCGCTTCCTTGCCGGCTTCATCGAATCCCGACTCCGCGTTTTCGAGAGCGGCGTTGTTGTCCTTCAGCTCTCGCTCCATGCCGTTCAGCGCGGCTTCTGCATTATTGAGCTGTATCTGCCAGTTCTGTGTGCGCCGGTCATTCTCGCCAAATGAAGAAGCGGCGTTATCAAGCGCCGCCTTCAAGGTTTCGATCTTTTGTTTCTGCGCGTCGATCTCTTTGTTGAGAACGGCGTTTCGGGATGTGAGTGCCTCGACCGATCTGTCGTTTGCGTCAAATTGGGAGGAAACGAGCTTCATTTCCGATCCCAGAACTTTGAAGGAGGAATTGATATCAGAAAGAGCCTTCTTAAATTCCTTCTCTCCTTCAAGACCGATCCTTAATCCGAAATTATCAGCCAATCAGCATTCCTCCTTTCTCAGATCCCGTCCGGTATTATTTCATCGATAAAATGCTCTCTTTTAGGTTTGGAGATGCCGCTGAATTGTTTATGGCATTCCCATAGATCGAGCATCAAACCGAACGGCATCGCCCAGAACTCATCCTGTGTCAGATGGAGCTGGGCGATGCCGTAATAAAGGAGCCGGGTAAACAGCTCTTCGTCGCTTACCCGGCCGCCGTGTTTTTTGAGTCTTCCTCGCTCTCAATATTGCGTTTCGTACCCTTATACATGGCTTCGGTTATTGCCGCCTTGTACTCGGCAAGATCCGAGGGTACTGTCAGAAGCTCAACGTCCTCCTCAGTGAGCAGGGGTTTCTTTTCATCCCTGTTCTTGAGGTTGTGGATGAGAATGCTCTGATTGGCAAGAAGAGTAATGAGCCATACGATCTCACCAAGAGCAATTTCGAAGTTCTTGTTCTTGAGGAGCTTGTCTCCGAGGTTTTCAAGGCCGCCGTATCGTGCGGCGATCTCTTTCGTTG